GCCAGCTTGTGTGGGCGCGGGCCTGTAACATATCGTGGGCAAAACTTGTAAGCCGGTTTGGTCGAAGCCGGACAAGCCTTCATCGTGACCACAAGCTGGCATTGGCTGTACTCTGCCGACATGACAAGGCGAAAGCCGCGGACAAAAATCGCCAAAGTTAAGATTTATGGCTTGACATTTGGCACCAAATAGGATAAATCCTATTATACGCTGCAGGCAAAAGGGCATCACGTCAATTGGTCCGATTATTATTGCCCATCCATTGCCGCTTATCCCGAAAATCAAAATCGTACCGGCGCAGTCGGGCGGGGTGATCTATGCCAAAAAAGGATGCTGACGGGCAACGCTGGCAAAACATATTCCTGGAAAAATTGCGAACCAGTGGCAATGTGAGCTTTGCCGCCCGCAGCGCTGGAAAGGCCCGGTCAGTCGTCTATGTTTTGCGGCGAAACGATACGGAATTTGCACAAGCATGGGAGGACGCGCTCGAGGAGGCGGCAGATTTGCTTGAGCTTGAAGCCCTGCGGCGCGCCGTTGATGGCACCGTTGAGGACAAGTTTTTTCAGGGCAACGTTATTGGCAGCATTCGGCGTTATTCCGACAGTTTGTTGATGTTCCTGCTGAAAGCCCGGCGACCAGCACAATTTGATCCGCATGTCCGCAACAGGATTGTGGCGGATGGAGATGACGAGGATCGAATCAGAGCTGAAATCGAGCGCAAGATTGCGCGCCTTTCTGCAGGGGCTCGCGGCGAGTGAGCGCGCGGCATTTCTGCAGACGCTGAAGCCGACTGAAATACGCTTTCTTCTTTATGATTGGCCGATGTGGGCGCGTGCCAAACAATTGCCGCCGCCCGGTGATTGGCGGGTCTGGCTGTTGATGGCAGGACGCGGTTTTGGCAAGACAAGGGCCGGGGCAGAATGGGTTCGGTGGTTGGCAACGCATTGTCGCCATCGGGGTCATATTGCGCTTGTCGGTGATACCTTTGATGACGTTCGGCATGTCATGGTTGAGGGGCCGTCTGGAATTCTCGCGGTGAGCCCGCCGCGCCGGCGCCCGCAATGGTACCGAAGCCAGCGCCGCTTGATCTGGCCAAATGGTGTTGTCGCAAGCTGTTTTTCGGCGAGTGATCCCGAACAATTGCGCGGACCGGAATTTTCATTTGCATGGGCTGATGAAATTGGCAAATGGCCCTATGAGGCGGCATGGGACAATTTGATGCTGGCGCTGCGTGCTGGTGAGAGGCCACGTTGTCTTGCCACCACCACGCCGCGCCCAAAATCATGGCTTGCGGCGCTGGCGAAGGCTCCGGATACAGCACTTGTGCAAGGCAGCACTGTCGAGAATCAGGCCAATCTCGCACCCGATTTTGTCACTGCGATGCATGCGCGCTTTGGTGGTCAGGCCATCGCACGACAGGAACTGGATGGTGTTCTGCTTGATGAGGTTCCGGGCGCGCTCTGGTCACGAGCGCTGATTGCGGCCTGCCGCCGACCGCCACCAGAACGCCGTGACTTGCTGCGGGTGCTTGTCGGGGTTGATCCGGCGCTTGGTGGCCCGGGTGAAACCGGAATCATCGTTGTTGGCAAATGCCGGGACGGACAGATTTGGGTGCTTGAGGACGCAAGTTGTGACGGCGCTCCTGATATGTGGGCGGCGGCGGTAAGGCAATCTTTTACCAAGTGGCGGGCAGAGGCGGTCATCGCCGAGGTCAATCAAGGCGGGAATCTGATCCATACATTGCTTGCACAGGCAGGAACGCCGCTGCCTCTACGGGAGGTGCGGGCGATGCGGGCGAAATCAATTCGGGCTGAACCGGTGGCCGCCGCCTATGCACGCCAACAGGTGTTTCATGCCGGTTCATTTGATCGGCTGGAAGACCAGATGTGCAGCTGTGTCACCGGAGTCCGGCAAAGACCATCACCAGACCGGCTTGATGCGTTGGTCTGGGGGATCAACGCGCTTCTGACAGGTCTGGAAACAGAATTCAGCGAATTGCAGCTTTGATTGGGTTCGGCGATGCGCCTGCCACAGGGCTTTGTGCCCGCCAAAAGCAGATAGCAACAGATTTCATGAGGATTTCAGGACAAATGAGGATTTTGAGGTGAGCATGAGTGAGTCAATCGCCATCCCCGGTGTGGCCAATCGTGCCATGGCGGCAGAGTTGGATCTGATAGCCGATCTTATGGGTGGAACAACCGCCATGCGGCGGGCCGGACAAAGGTGGCTGCCGCGAGAGGCGGCTGAGAGCTGGACCGCATGGCGTGCACGTCTCAACCGGACGGTGCTTTTCAACGGCTTTGCGCGCACGGTGCAAACGCTTGCCGGACGACCGTTCCAGCGGCCAGTGACGCTTGTTGACTGCGCCGATGAGATGGCACGTCTGGCGACCGACATTGACCGGCAGGGTACAACCATCGGAGCCCTTGCCGGGCATTTGCTGCAGGCGCTATTGACCGATGGGCTTGTGCATATTCTGGTCGACCGTCCGACCCGTGGTGGCCGCCCCTATTTTGTCGTGGTGCGCGCAACGCAACTGATTGGGGCGCGGCGCGATGCCGATGGCCTCAGTGAAATTCGAATTCGGGAATTGCAAACGCGCCCGGTTGGCAGATTTGGCGAAGAACAGGTGCCAAGCATTCGCCGCATTGACCGGACAGGCTGGGATGTATGGCAACCGGTGAATGCTACCGCCGGTGCGGCTGTTGGCGGCGAATGGCGTGTTGTCGCGGAAGGCCGGCATGATTTTGGCGCCGTGCCGTTGGTGACGATGAATACCGCACCGACAGGCTTTATGAAGGCGCGACCACCGCTGATTGATCTTGCCTGGCTCAATCTTGCGCATTGGCAGTCATCAAGTGACCAACGACATATTCTGCATGTCGCGCGGGTGCCAATCTTGTTTGCCCGCGCTTTGCAGGTGGCGGACGGACAGATGGAGATCGGGCCAAATCGACTGGTTTCGGCAGATGATCCGGCGGCTGATTTGCGCTTTGTCGAACATTCCGGCGCGGCGATCGCGGCGGGGCGGCAGGATCTTGTCGACCTTGAGGACAGAATGGCTGTTCTTGGTCTTGATATGCTGCGTCACCAGCCGGGAGACGTCACCGCTACGGCGCGGGCGATTGATGCGGCGCAAACCCATGCAACCTTGTCGGCAATTGTTCAGGTGCTTCGTGATGGTATGGGCGGCGCGCTGGAAATCATGGCCAATATGATGGATTTGCCGGATGGCAGCGCTGGATCACTGGTGATGAGCCAGCAATCGCCGGTCCGTGACGGCGCCGCCGCAGAGGCAGATTTGCTGCTTCGCGCAAGGCTGGCGGGAGAAATCAGTCAATCTGCGTTTCTTGGCGAGATTGAGCGTCGCGGCATTCTTGGCGCGGCAAGCATTGGCGGTGAAATGCCAACGGCCCCGTGACCCTTCAGACACAGACATATCCACCATGACAGGAGAAATAAATTGACCACAGAACCGCACCAGCCAGACGTTGATGGCGGCAGTCCAGACACATCAGAGGCAATACCGGCATCTGCGCAAGCGTCTCCGGAAAAAGGGCCAGTGCCAGTGCCAGAGCCAGAGCCAGTGTCAGTACAAGTGCCAGTGCAAACGGCCGCCACCACCCCATCGGTAGATGACACGCACGCCAACAGCAACGCAGGCGGTGGCGGGATTGGCACCGGTGCCGGGGGCGGAGAGGCCGAGACCACAACCATCAGCGCCAATGACCCCACGGCAATCAACGGCAATCTTGAGGCACTCGCCACCGGCCTGATGCGGCTCGTCAGCTAGGTCATTCCAAAGTCTAACGGGATGAGGCTTTTGCCCCATCACACCCCAACAACAAGGAGATCAATTTCATGTCCAACCAACTCGAACAGCTGATGCCAATGATTGTCAGCCGAGGCATCTTGCAGTTTCGTGAGACGGCCATTCTGCCGCGTCTGGTGAACAGCAGTCTTTCGGCCGAGGCCGCACAACGGGGCGACAGCATCAAGGTGCCGATCAGCCAGCCGGTTGAAGCAAGTGATGTCGTGCCGTCACATCAAATGACGGCCCCGCCAGACACCAGCGCGCATTCGGTTACTGTGCCATTGAATAACTGGAAGCGGGCGGCCTTTCACCTGACTGATCGCGAAATGCTGCAGATTGAGGCGCAATCCAGTTTTGTGCCCTTGCAGATGGCCGAGGCAATTAACGCTCTTGCCAATGCGGTCAATCAGTCGGTGCTGGATCTGCATCCTTTTGTCACCGCCGCAATTGGCAGCCCGGGAGAGACACCATTTCAGAGCGAGCCAGCAAGCGGTGCCCGGGCGTGGCATGGTGCGCGCGCGGCGATCGAGGCGCGCAAGCATCTGAATAAGGCAGCGGCACCGAAAGCCGGGCGCTTTGCCGTGATTGATTATGAGATGGAAGCAAATGCGCTTGGCCTGCCGCAATTCTATGACGCAGAAAAGAGCGGGTCGACATCGGTGCCGATGGAAGGTGAAATTGGCCGCAAATTCGGGATCGATTGGTATTCCAGCGACTTGCTGCCGGCAATCAATACGGACCTGACCGATGTTACGTTGCAATCGAATGCCTCCAAGGGCGACACAAGCCTGATTGTTCAGGCGGCGGCTACCAGCGTGCAACCGGGTGATGTGCTGGTGAAGACAAGGACGGATGCACCGCTTTATGTTGTGACCGAAGTCACAGCGGTTCAGGGCAGGAACAGTCAAAGCAGGATCAGTATCAACCGTCCTTTGGCGGAAAATCTGTCATCAGGGTCGACAGTTACCTTCAAAAACAATTTCCGTGTCGGGCTGGTGATGCATCGCGATGCCGTTGCCCTTGCCATGCGGCCATTGACAAATGGCGGGCTTGAGACAGGTGCAAGCGGCCATATCATGAGCGTCACCGACCCGCAAACGGGTCTGTCGCTTCGTCTGGAGGTCAGTCGCCAATACAAGCAGACCGTCTGGGAATTTGATGTTCTCTGGGGTGTGGCGCTATTGCGTCCTGAGCTGGCGGTAAAGATCTATGGATAGGCCAACTCCCGATCACGCCTCACCCAAGGTGGTGTTGCGTCACAATCGTAGTGAACAGCGCATGATTGTGCCTCTGCGCACATATCAAAGACAATGGGCCAAGCGCTTTCGCAACTGGCAGCTTGCGCCGGGCAATTTTGTCGCCCGGCCCTGTCTGACAATTTCCGAATGCCTTGCCGCGTTGACGGAGGCCGGAAGATGACAGGGGTTTCTGTCCAGCCGGAAGCGGGTGTCAATGCCTATGCGACGATAGCGCAGGCGGATCAATGGTTTGCCATGCGTCATCGTGCAGCCTGGGTGGAGGCAAATGTTGCCACGCGTTCCGGGGCATTGATCCGGGCCGCTGAATGGCTTGACGGGTATTTTCGCTTTCGCGGAGAACGGGTGAGCGCTGATCAGATGCGCGCTTGGCCAAGAAAAGGTATCACCGGCTTGTCATCCAGTCAGATCAATGGCCTGCCAGCACCTGTTGAGCAGGCCTATTTTGAACTTGCCCTTGCCTTGATCGAAAGCGAGGCGGCGGCTGAGCAGCTGCTCGGCATCAGAGGCGGCGTCCGCCGCGAGAGGATCGGCTCGGTCGCGGTGGAATATGATCCGGCGCAGGTCGGACGATCACGGTTGCTGGCATTGCTGCGGCCCTATTTGAGGGACAGCGTGGCACCAAAGGTGGTGCGCGCATGATTCCCTTGTCCTCAAAAAGAATAGGGGCGTTGTTGCAACGCTATGGGCAAGATGCACGCATCAGCGGCACCGCGAATGGCAATGCACGCATGCTGATCAACGAAATCAAACCCTTCACCCATCCAGACCTTCCGGAAGACAGTATCATCGCCGATGGCCTTGTGCTTGGCGAGGATCTGCAGGTTCTGGCGGGAGATGTCATCGAGATTGATGCGGTGCGCTGGCAAATCCAGAGTGCTGTCCCGATCGATGCAGCACGCAAGCTGTTTCAGGTGCAGCTCACACAAATAAAATCGGGAAGTTGATGCCCATGCCTGTACGCAACGACATTGTTCACGCGCTGAAAAGCGTGTGGCCGAAAGATATGCCGATGTTCGAGGAGAATGTGCCGCTTCGCGATACGCGGCTGGAGACCGGATATGTGCGTTATCAGATTGTGTTTGGTGATCCGGATCAACCCGCGCTTCTTGGCCATGATAATCGGATCTTTGGAACGCTTGTTCTGACCATTGCGCTTCCGCATGGCAAGGGCATGGCAAGAGTGGACAGCCTGTCTGACTTGCTTGTCAGTCAATTGGCGAA